AGGTAGCAATTGCGTACGATTCTACGGGCTTTGTGTTTTATGTGAACGGAACGCTTCGGTTTACGGGTACTGCGGTTGTTTTTAGTAGTACAATGTCTGTACTTACTTACAATCACGTTGGCGTTGGTAGTTCAATAACAAACCAAGCCCTACTATTCAAGACCCGTTTAACCAACGCCCAACTGGCAGAACTAACCGCATAATTCAACACACGATGAAATTCCTAAAATACGAGTTCACGCCTACGCAATGGGCAACGGCTAAAGCAAAGATTGAGTTAACGGGTACCGACCCCGAAGGCGAAACGTACCAATACTACAACCCCGAATTAGTTACTGCCGTAGTGGAACTCGGGCATCTTTGCACCCAATGGGGAACCGATGCCGAAGGCAATAAAGTGTGTGAGGTAACGTCACCAAAGTACGCAGTTGACATCCTATGGGCAAACGAGCCACTGGTTGCTTCATTTGCTGCTTATGTGGTATGGCCTTCGCCTTGCGGAGTTCATATTTTCGCAGGATGGGAATCAGCATACGAAACAGAGTACTGCGTTGCTAACCCCGATGCACCATACTGCCAACCTCCAGTTCCACCCGTAGCGATTTAAGAGAATGACAAAGGAGTCAGCCGATAGCGTTCTCACGTCTTGGTCTTTGACAGGCACAGGGCTGCTTGTAAGTTACGTTCACCAAGCCTTCGGTCTTGCAGTACTTGTTGCCTCATTGGGCTACACCCTATGGAAGTGGCGCAGGGATTATCTGAAGGACAAAGGTGCTAATTGAGCGCATCTTCGGTAACCCGAAGACTACTCTACTTGGGCTGATTATTATCGGCCTTTGTTTTGTGCTTGTGTTTTACGAGAAGGCCACGCTCACGGAGGTTAGTGCGTTTATGATGGGTGCGTTTGCACTTATGTTTTTGAAAGACCCTAAAGAAGATGGCAAAGACACAGGCGGTAAGCCAAAGAATCAGTAAGAGCAAGAAGCGAGGCAAGCATTCCAAGAGTGCAAGCAGCAATAAGGCGAGTAAGAACTACTCCAAGCCCTACAAGTCACAGGGTCGCTCCTAACAAATCTGCATGAATTTTGACGAAAAACTCATTCAAATGACAAAGAACTTTACCCTCGCAGAACTGACTGCTACAAAAACAGGGCTTCCTAACACCTTACCCAAGCACTTGGAACCCAACCTCCGTGCGCTTGCAGAAAACGTCTTACAACCCACGAGAGATGCATTAGGTGCGGTGAAAGTAACGAGTGCATACCGCAGCCCTGCGGTGAATAGCAAAGTAGGGGGAGCAAAGACCTCGCAGCATACGCAAGGACAAGCGGCTGACCTCAAGTGCGAAGCAGGAAACGATGTGTTGTTCCATTGGATTAAGGACAATTTAGACTTTGACCAACTCATTTGGGAATTTGGCTCTGATACTGCGCCATCGTGGGTTCACGTTAGTTACTCAAGTAGCAAGAACCGAAAACAAATCCTAAAAGCAGTAAAGCACAATGGCAAAACCAAGTACCTCACCTTTTGATAACTGGCTCAATGAACTCGAAACTAAACCCCAACCGACTTGCAATGTGGCCAATCCTGCTGACTGCGACTCTTGCGGTAGTTAGCAGTTGCGCTACTGTGAAACCAGTCCTAGAGAGTGTGATTGTAAGGGACACGGTCATTGTCACCAAGACAAAGTACCTAACCGACACTCTGGAACTGTTCAAGGACACGACAATCTACCAAGACAAGGTACGTCTGCAACTTCAGTACATCGACCGAAAGGTCTTCGTTGAAGCAACCTGCTTGCCAGACACGATCCGTGTAACGCAGACCAAGATTCTCACGAAGGAACGCAAGCAGAGGGGATGGACTTTGGAAGGCGCAGCGGTTACGCTTGGACTTATCCTTGTGGTTGCGTACTTCATCAAGAAGTGGATTGACAAGCTCGTAGAGTAGGTTTATTTGGCTTCTGCTGCACTTAAATACTAAAATGGTATAAGTGTATGCCTTGAGGTATTTGGATGCGTTAGAACGCAACTTCTATTCTTTTTCTTTGTTAAGTTTCTTTTTCTTTCAGTTGTTTGGTAAAGTTAAGAGTTGACTAACTACTAACTTAAGTTAACTTGTAAGTTGATTAAGTTAACTATACAACTAACTTAACTTGTAAAAAAAAAGGAATAAATTTGACATACGCAAGTATTTATGTTAATTTGTAATGATTTTAAATAATGAATGACCACATCTACATTTATTGGGATGATGTACCTTTGGCTAATGACACCAAAATACTACATCGGCAAGACGTTGAAGATAGAGGCGAAGGATGTTGTGATGGACTTTCAGCCAGATAACTACAATCTGGGTACGGCTCTCACCTACCTAATGAGAGCAGGTAAGAAACCTCACAACCCTATCTGCGATGACATCCGCAAGGCCATCGCTCACCTACAATTTGAACTTGAACGCCAAGATGAGCAGCCAACAATTAGCGCAACAAGCGAAGGAAGCCAAACAACAACAGCTAAGTATGCAGTACTATACTAACCCTGCCAAACGCAGGAAGATTGACTTTATCCTTGAGGAGTGCGCTACGCTGATGTCTAACTGCGAAGCCACATACAACGCTCGCCAACAGGCGAAATACAAAGAACAGGAGCTACTGGGTGAAATCGCCAAGATAGATCTGCATTTTGCAATTCAATGCGGATACTTGATCCCAGACAACTGAGCTACAAGATTGTAGTCGGGAAGGTTCCAAGCTTAAATGCATTTTATGCATCAAGGCATTGGACAGTTCGCAAAAATGCAAAGGACAAACATTGCGATGAAGTTCTTGAGCAGCTTTACGCAATGGACTGCGTACAAATAACAGACGTACACATTACCTGCCTTGTGAATTACAGGTATGACGTAGACAATTCTATTATGGTGGTGAAGTTTGCGCTTGACGCATTCAAGAAGTGGGGAGCTATTCGTGACGATAGCCCAAAGTATGTGAAACAAATTATACTCGTACATAGCGAAGCCATTGCTAAAGACACCGCAGAAATTATTTTTGAGGGAGTGATTGTAGAATAATTAGTTGTATATTTGCATAACTTAAAACCAATCAGTTATGACTTTATCTTTTTCTTCAGACGTTTACACCGAAATGGTGCAAGTGCAACAAGCACAAATCCAAGCACTACAAAACAAGATACAAGAGCTTGAAGCTCGTATTGATGTTTTGGAGCAGCAATCAATTTTATTTATCTAAAACCAATCTATTATGTCGAAAATTATTTCTATCACCCCAACAGGCCAATGGCAGGATTTATTCAAACTCGAAGTTCGCTTCGACAATGGAGACTTCGGTACTGCCTTTGCAAAATCACAGACCCCTCCCTACGCAGTAGGCGATGAGGTAGAGTACACCAAGAATGAGAAGGGTACGATCAAGATCCAACGCCCTAATCCTTATGGTGCATCAACAGGTGGAGGCTATACCCAATCAGCTCCTTCATTTGCTCCTAAAGGTAACGATGACCGCTCCGCTTCTATCATTCGCCAAGTAGCGTTGAAGGCTGCGGTCGAGTATGCTTGTGCTGCACAACACGATGTCAACACCATCCTCGCCAACGCAGAGACCTTTAACGCTTGGATGACTGGGCAGAGTGCTGCACCTGCATCACACACCGAGCATTTCGCAAATCGCAACGATCCTTTCTGATTGGTTTTTAATAGGTCGTTGTGTGAAGCCCCTCTACGGAGGGGTTTTTTTATGTCAATTATTTTGTTATATTTGTCAAACCAATTAGAAACAATGATACATCCAGACCTACTATCTAACGAATCTTCGTTACCATACCTCCAGAGAGCCCTCAAGGGCAAGTACTACGACACAGGTAAGCTCGGTGTCTATGAAGTAGACCAATACCTGCGCCTAAAAGAAGGTGAGTTTGTAGTCGTAGTTGGCCACGCCAACGTAGGCAAGACCCACACGCTTCTATACCTTATGCTCTTGCAGTCGTATAATTTCGGCAAGAAGTGGCTGATATACTCCGCAGAGAACGAAGTGCCAAGCCTTAAGCGTAAGCTCATTGAGTTCTTGGTATGCAAACCCATACAGGGAATTGATGAGGGAATGATGTTCCGCAAGTTGGACTTTATCAACGAGTACTTCCAATTCATAGACGGCAACAGGCTATTTACCGCATTTGAACTTCTTGAGATAATGAACTCCATCAAGAACGAATGGAACTACACAGGTGCTTTGATAGACCCATACAACTCCCTATCAACAGACCAAAAGAAATTAGGCAAGACTGGGATGCACGAATACCATTATGAGGTAGCATCTGCCCTTCGGGTGTTTGCCCATCAGAACAACGTCACCACAATCGTAAACGCCCACCCTGTAACGGAGGCTATGCGCAAGACATTCTACAAAGGCCACAAGTACGAGGGAATGGCGATGCCTCCCAACACATCAGACATTGAAGGTGGCGGTAAGTGGGGCAATAGGTCGGACTGCGTAATCGTGATTCACCGTTTTGCGGCTCACGAAACAGACTGGATATACACACACATTCACGTTCGTAAGGTCAAGGAGATGGAGTCGGGTGGGCGCATCACGCCCCTTGAAACGCCCTTAATCTTGCAGAGCGTATTAGGTAATGTTGGCTTTGTGATAAATGGCCGTAACTTGCTGCCAATAAAATTAGATGAAACACCTGCGAGCGATGTACCCTTCTGATGACTCTCACGACCTTTACATAAGGGAGAAGCAACTTATGCTTGCAGGTACTGCGATGTGGTTAGCAAAGCAAGCAGCAGACAAAGCAAACGGCAGAGAAGTTCAAGATGACCTACTGCACCACGTTATGAGTTGCCACTATGCAGACCTACTCTTGCAGCAGTTCATTGACTACCGACAGTTCACAGAAGGCAAGATGAACGAGATGTACCTTGCCAACTCAAAGCTGCGAGTAGATAGCGAGCAAATGATCTACGAGATACAACGCCTGCAAGGGATTATTGAGGACTCGCTATGAAGCAGATATTCTCACCCTTTCAGAAGTACGAATGCTTTGAAGTAGATGGCGTGGACTACCTTGTGGTTGACTATACCATCGTACAAGACAAAGATGACAATTTAGTGGAATGGGCGAGTGAGATGAAGTTCAAAAGACTGAAAGATCACAAGCACTTCACTATGCCGATAACCAAAGTAATAACCAATCATAAAGAGGGCAGAGCAAGACTCTGTAAATGCAAATGAGACCATTTGAAATACGCCAACTAAAAGTAAGCAAAGAGCAATACTACGCCCGTCTGGGGTTCCAAGACAATGGAAGCCGAGCGCATAAAGAAAGCACCGCGAGAGCAGCATTCGTTTCAGCATTCCGAAACCACGCCACCCTTCACGAACTGGGTGAGGCCATAGACAAAGACCATTCAAGCGTAGCCTATGCCGTAAGGATGCACCAATCACGCTTAATCTACGGGGACTATCAGCACTACTACAAGGTAGCCTGCTGCGTTCTTGAAGAAAACCCGATGGCCTGCATTGACAAGCCTGACTTTCAATCTTTGGAATTGGAACTAAATAAACTCAACGAGGTGGTGTGTGAGTTATCTAAATACAAGGAATTGTATCTAACTCTTAAACGCACATTTGATGAATTTTAACGTAGGACTTTACCCAATCTATGGGCTTATCGTAGGGGCTAACTGGTCAAAGACCGACTACCTTGA